CGATTGATGCGGGCACCAACTGTCGTTTGCGTACCTGTACCTGAACCTGTAGCGGTGCGCAACACAACAAGAAGCTGCGTCGTACTAGAAAATCCTTCACCCGAACCTTCGGCAATCCTCAGCAGGACAAGGGTTTCAACACTGCTAGAAGAACCGATACCGGACCCTGTAGCGACACGGATTTTAGTCACACTAAACGCAGACGATGACGACCCTGCTCCCGATGCTGTGGCGGTTCGTAAACGTTTGACAAGGAACAAACCATTGTCACCAGTAGATGCCCCACCAGAACCGTATGCGGTGCGAAGCAGTCCGTGAACTATCGCGTTATTTGATGTGCCTGTACCTGAGCCTGTGGCGGTTCGGACAGCAACTATTTTCTTTGTCGCAGATCCAGCACCCGTCCCTGAACCTGTAGCGGTGCGCACAATGGTTGGTGGACCGATATAGAAACGTCCTGCACCGTTGACGAAACCGAATGAAAAATCTGTGTGGATGCCAAGTCGAAGTTGGGTTACTTTTGTGGCGGCTGTTGCTGTCCCAGCACCAGACCCAGTGGCAGTTCTATCAAATGTTGAAAGGGCAGCAACTTCTCTGAATGTGGCGTATGCTGTTGCGAAACTGCTAGAACTTGGGAATGTTGTATCCCATGTTTGAGTTCCATTCCCTGTAACAATTTTATATTGCGAAAACGCCTGCATGGATGTGAGAGCAGTGCCAGAATCCGCATTTGCCACATAAGCAGATGACCAAGAACCCCTTGTTGTGTCTGAGTCACCAGTCACAACACCATTGTTTTCGATGGCAAGAAAGTAGACCAACGCATCGCCAGATGTCATAGTCGTTGTAGACCTCGACGATGAAGACGCATCACCAGTAGGACTGAAAACATTATCGCTAATTTGGCTGGGTTTTTTATTCGCTGCAGCACCAATTTTGAATGTAACGGCGGCTTTTGCGGTCGTGTTATTCAGAAAGTTGACAGTGATTGAATCCGATACAGACAACGCATTTTGCACAACACAAAAATAAATAGCGCCACAGGCAAGATTATTTTGGGATGCCCCTTGCTGTTTTACGCTCCGAACAAGCGTATATGTGTTTGATTGAGAATCAGTAACCGACGAAAACGGCAAACCGCCCTGTGCGGTTGAATTATCGGCGGCGATACAAACCACAACACCATCATTCGCAGAAAACGAAACCGTTGGAGTAACAACCAGCGTCGAAGACGAGGTGTTAGAAGTTGCGCTACCCGCCTCAGAAATCGTTAGAGCCATAAGGGGTTATCCCCTAACGGCTAGTCGAGCGACAAGGTGAGAGAAGTGATCTGAAACGTATCCCCAGCAGTAACAGCGGCAGAAGAAGACAAAGCACCAGACCACAAACAGTTCCCCGCAGAAGCATTATCCCAAAGCGACCAATGTGAGTACGTTTCTGTTGCCGCGACGTTGGTCCATTCAAGAGTCGCAGAAGAAGCCAACGAACCCGACGAAGCAGCCGACCACGACACCGACTTACGAGTAGTCTCAGTCGCAGCGTTGCTCGTGCCCGCCTCGCCTGGGTCGCCGGTGTGCAACTTGACGTAAGTGGTGGTGACAGCAAACGACTGATTCCTCAGAGTGTCAAGTAGTGCGTTTTCGGCGTAGTTAGAAATTGACATCGCGACAAGTGTAGCAAACGCAAAAAGCGGGGAACATCAGGTGAAACACCCGATGCTCCCCGCTCTGCGAGGGACAGCTAAATCAATTAGCTGTTTGCGCCGATGCTGGACGACGACTCGATGCGACGGAGCGATGCCTCACGGAATCGACCGTAACCGCCGAGCCAGTACCAGCCGATCGGGTTGAAACGCATGAGCGAATCCACGATCGGGCCGCGAACGACCTTCGGGAACGCGCTGTTGCCATCAACCTGGCTGTACGCCTTTGCGAGTGCCTGACGACCCATGATGTGGGTGCAGTACACGTCGATGGTTCCGGTGGTGCTGGTGCCGTTCGAGGCGTTCTCGAAGACCTTTGCACGTGGCGTTTCGATGAAGCGCACCGACTCGAAGGTGCCGATCTCGCCGTTGTAGATGTTGGCGGTATCGACAGCGACGTGCGGAGCGTTCCACGAAGCGTTGCCGGTTTCACGACGCAGGTCGTACGACACGTCTGGGTGAATGAAACCCATGTAGTAGCCGTTGAACGTTGCGACGTTGGCCTTGCGAAGCTGTGCGGTCACCTTGCGGATGTCGTTGGCTTCGATGATGTCTTCTGCTGCAACCGTGACACGGCTCGACGGATCGGACGATCCACCGCCACCGTAGACAACGTTCGTGCCACCAGCGAGAACTTCGCGGATGACCTGATCGATGGAGTCACCAGCGTTGTAGCCGATGACGTTCGCTGCGGTGACATCCACATCGAGGAACGAGGTTCCACGAAGCTTGGCGGTCGTGTTGACGGTGTTGCCGTACTCGGCAAGGGTCACCGTGACCTGCGAATCGCTCATCGCGACCGGATCAACGTCTGCCGTCTCCGAGAGGGTCGAGGTTGCTGCTGCGAGATCGGAGAAGATCGTGAACGTCACCGACGAACCAGGCATGGACTGGTTGGTTGGCTGCACGTCTGCCGCCTGATCGAACAGAAGTTCAGAGCGCAACGCGAAGTATGCGATCTGATCGTATGCTGCCTGATCGACAGACAGCGATGATTGCTGGGTGTAAGCCACTTGGCTACTTCCTTTTTGTTTGGGGGTTTACAGGTTTTCTGCTTCAGCTCTCGCCTGAGCCAAGATCTGCATCACTTCATCGGCTGAACGTGCCTGCTTGATTTTGGTGCTGTAGTCAACAACCGGTTCGCTTGTGTCACCCGCACGAGCAGCCTGAGCCACCCTGTTCCACGCCTGCTGTTCACCAGACGTGTCTTGCTTACGAATGAGACTTGCTTCCTCGGCCGCCTGTCGGATTGCTTCCGGTGAAAGTTCACCGTCATAGCCCTTCACGAAATACTTGGCGGCTGGATTCGACAGATCAAGACCTGCCTCAACAAACGCCAACTTCCGTTCGGCTTCCGCTTTGGCTACGACCTGCTCTTTCAAAGCCTTATTTTCGGCTTCGAGTTTCCGCAGATGTGCCCTAACGGGATCCTTCGGCTGTTGCTCTACCGCGTCCTCATCAAACTCAAAGTTTGCTTCTGACATGGCTCACTCCTTCTGCCCACATCTGGACGGAGGGACCAGATGGCTGCAAAGTCTCACCCTTGTTTTCACATCGAAATCGGGGGGTTCCGATGGTGTCCCTGTTGGAACACTCGCAGTGTAGCACACACCACTGTCAGTGGTTACTGTGCGGTGCCTGCACCTGTCTCGATCGAGCCTGATGTGGCTCCGGTGGTGCGAGTGAACTGACCGCCACCAGCGAACTCACCGACACGCAACCTACGACGACGCGCCAACTCTTGCTCAGCCTGAACGTTCACACCGAACTGCTGCTCCACGATCTGCTGCTGGGTCAAAGGTGTTTCCCCAGCAAACGTCTGGGTCAGCTCACCCAGCGCACCAATCTCAGCAAACCCACGCTGGGCTTCAGCCTCCGTAATACCGCGTCGAGCCAAATCCTCGGCGAGTGCACCAGTCAACTGGATGCCACCCTGCTCGGCTCCACGGGCAGCGATCTGAGCAGCACGAGCCTGACGGGTCAGTAGCGGTGCGGCACGTTCAGGGTCAAGGAAGTAGGCAGCCAACTCAGCCTCACCCACCCCGTACAACTGTTGCATCTGGCGCTTCACCTCAGGGTCAGCGTCAGCGACCGCACGATAACCCTGCTGGACACGCTCATTCAACTCAGACGGAGAAACATCACCTTCGAGAAGTGCGGTGAAGTCATCGTTCTGGTCATAGAAGTTGGCTGGCATACCGTTCGCTCGAAGCGTTTCCCGATACTGGTTCTCCAACGCAATATACGACGCAGGATCCAACTCAGACAAACCTTTACGGGCACGGACAGCGTTCGCAGCGAAACGCTTCTGATATGCGGGCTGTTCACGCAACGCATAGATGATTGCGTCAGGGTTGTTGATGTTGACGGTTTCACGCACGATGATCTGGTTGTAGGTGTAGTCGGCTAGTTCGCCAAGACCGTAACTGGACAGCACGGTGTTGA